GTACAAGATATGTCTTTTATGTTTGAATATGCAACTTCTTTTAATCAACCATTGGACTTTGATACTGAAAATGTTGAAACAATGGAAGAAATGTTTGCAGGTGCAACTGCATTTAATCAAGAACTCGATTGGAATACCGATAATGTTGAAAATATGGTAAATATATTTCTTAATTCACGTGGAAAATTAAAATCATAAACAGTATCCGCAAACAAATATATTTTTTAAATTAAATTTATTTACTAAGATAAATGGAATATCAATATGTCGACGGTAATTTTTTCAGAAATATGCCCTATCAAAATATAATTGTAATGATAAAACAACTTTTAAAACAAACAGATGGTATTGAAATATTTGATATGCTTTTAAATACTCAAAACTTTCATTTAATAAATTGTTTGTTTGCTGCACAAAATAAAAAGAGCTTATGTCTAATGGGAACTCGTTTGTGGCTAATAATTCTTTCTTCAATGGGATACGATGGTCAATCAAATATTTTTATTCCTACGAATAGAAGGTTTAAATGGAGTGATTCAATTATTGAGTATCAAAGAAATGTAATTGATACCTATTTATACACAAGTCGAGTTCATGATTTGATTGATTGTTTGAGGGAAGGAGATCCGTTGGCTGGATTCCTATTACAAAGGCTAGCAAATAGAGTAACTGTAACAGATCCTCACGAACGTGCTTTTCTTTTAGGGCAACAACCAATTTATGATCGAATTCAATTTACAAACGATACTTTGAGTAATTATTTATATCAATGGATTCGAGGAGAAATAACAGGTCCGCCGATTAAGTATTGGGATGTAAGGGGTGTAACAAATATGCGAAGATTGTTTCATAATGTAAGAAATATAACAAATATAAATATGTTAGACCTTACATACTGGGATGTTTCTAACGTGACTGATATGGCTTTTATGTTTAATATTCAGAATGGAATAACTTTTACAGGTCTTACAAATTGGAACACTTGCAGAGTGACAAATATGAGTCGTATGGCGTCTAATAATAATACATTTAATTCTGATATTTCAAATTGGGACGTTTCTAAAGTAACAGATATGAATTGGATGTTTGGTGAAGCAACTGTTTTTAACCAAAATATTAGAGAATGGGATACTAGCAACGTAACAATTATGTCCCAAATGTTTGCAGGTGCAATAAATTTTAACCAAGATATTGGAGGATGGGACACGAGCAAAGTAACAGAGATGTCTGGAATGTTTTCTGTAGCAAGAGCTTTTAACCAAAATATTGGAAGATGGGACACTAGTAGAGTCACACGTATGAGTCGAATGTTTGCTGACACAATCGTTTTTGACAAAGATATTGGAGGATGGGACACACGCAAAGTAACAGATATGTCTGGAATGTTTTCTAATGCAATCGCTTTTAATCAATATATTGGCGGATGGAAAACTAGTCGAGTTCGTTTTATGCAAGAAATGTTTTTAGGTGCGGTGTCTTTTAATCAATATATTGGAGATTGGGACACTAGCCAAGTTGTAAATATGACTTCAATGTTTGATAGTGCAAGAGCTTTTGATCAACCTCTTATTTGGAATACAAGTAACGTCACAAATATGAGTTGGATGTTTTTTAGAGCAATTTCTTTTAATCAGTGGCTTTATTGGGATGTAAGTGGTGATGCAGTCAGATACCGTATGTTTGATGAATCAAATGGTCGTCTTATAAGATTTAGATAATATTACCTAATTATAAATCTTAAAATAGGATCAAAATATATAATACTGGTGCAATGTCTTTAACCATAATCCGTCCAAACTTTTCAAAAAACAAACTGTTTATACACTAAGTCATTTTTCTGAAACTTTCTTTGGACTGATTATGGTTAATAAAAAGTCTTATTTTTTAACAAGAGTAATTTTTCAAAATACAATAAAAATTAATAAATTATTTTGAATAATAAATGAATCCTCAACAACAATATAATTTTTTCACAGATTTGCCATTTACAAGTGTAGTTTTGATGCTAAAACAACTTTTAAAACAAGATGATGGTATTGAAATATTTGATATGCTTTTTAATATGCACAACTATCATATAATCAATTGCTTATTACTCGCACAAAATAAAAAAAGCCTATGTCTGATAGATACTCGTTCGTGGATAATGTGTCTTTATTCAATGGGGTACGATGGTGAATCAAATACTTTTAATCCTGAAAATAAAATGTATGATTGGGATAAGTCAAATATTGCGTATCAAAAAAATGTAATTGATAACTATTTATACACAAGCAGAGTGCATGATTTGATTGATTTAAGAGAAGAAAGTCAAATGGCTAGATTCCTATTACAAAGGCTATATAATCAAACAACAGATACTTATGAACGTGCTTTTCTTTTAGGAAGACAACCATTTCATGATCGAATTCAATTTACAAACGATACATTGAGTAATTATTTGGATCACTGGATTCGAGGAATAATAATAGGTCCTCCAATTAAATATTGGGATGTAAGAGATGTAACAAATATGAGCAGATTATTTGAGGTTATAAATGGGGTAACAAATATAAATGAGATAGACCTTACATATTGGGATGTTTCTAGAGTGACTGATATGTCTTTTATGTTTAGGAACTATACTAATATAATTTTTAGAGGTCTTACTAATTGGAATACGTGCAGAGTTACAAATATGCACTATATGACAAATAATAGTTTTAATTCAGACATATCAAACTGGGACGTTTCTAAAGTGACTAATATGAGTAATATGTTTCATGTTGCAACATCTTTTAATCAATATATTGGAGATTGGGATACTAGCAGAGTTAAAAATATGAGTGAGATGTTTAGTCGTGCAATCGTTTTTAACCAAAACATTGGAAAATGGGACACGAGTAGAGTCGCAACTATGTCCTTGATGTTTAAGGATGCGCGTGCTTTTAACCAAGATATTGGAAGATGGGACACGAGCAACGTAAGAAATATGAGTGGAATGTTTGATGAGGCAAGAGTTTTTAACCAAGATATTGGAAGATGGGACACGAGCAAAGTATGGGATATGAGTTTTATGTTTTCTGATACAAGAGCTTTTAACCAATATATTGGAGGCCAAGACGGAAGTTGGAACACAAGCAGAGTTGAAAATATGCGTGGAATGTTTAGTCGTGCAGTCGTTTTTAACCAAAACATTGGAAGATGGGACACGAGCAGAGTCACCGATATGTCTGGAATGTTTGAGACCGCAAGTGCCTTTAATCAACCTCTTATTTGGGACACAAGTAATGTCGAAAATATGAGTTTTATGTTTGCGAATGCAATTGCCTTTAATCAGTTGCTTTATTGGAATATAAATAATGCTACAAACATATCTGGTATGTTTATTAATTCACAAGGTCGTCTTATAAATAATTTAGAGTTGGATGTTTTAAAGAGACTTTGATCATCTTATACGATTTTGGTAATAAAAAATTGAGTAACTCTTGAATGAAAATACCGTTTTGTAATTTTCATTCATATTTTTTCTAAAAATATTTATTTTGAAATATAAATAATGTCTCAAAGATTTAATTCTATTCCAGAAGGAAGCGAAATTATGGATTTTATACCTCCAAATAAATATGCTACTCTACAACAATTACAATTACAATCTAAATGTGATTTTAGATGGCTTTGTGATACTCTTATACAAACTTATAACACATCCGTTTTAGATGTATCAGATCCAACTTTTAAAGATGCATGTATTGAGCAAGCCCACAAATGTGTGCGTGAGGAAAATAGAACATCTGAAAGAACAGTTTTATCCCAACTTATTATTAATTATTCAAAAGAGAATGATCCAACCGTTCTAAAAAAAGATAAAAAACCAATTGCTGATTTTATAGGAGGCCCTTCAACTCTAACAATGCATTGGAGTAAACAATACAAAAAACTAATATATATCTTTGGTGAGAAACATAGCGAAAAAACTGACTGTAGAAATTTTTATTCTAAAAAATATCTTGATAAAGAAATGTTAATAGAAGATTATCTTGAGCAATTGTTTAAAAATACAGATGCTTTTATAGATTTTTACCTTGAAACGGAAAGAACTTATCAAGATATTTATGGTGACACAAGAATGGCTGTAATGGCGAAACGTTTTAAAGATTGCTTTCACAATCCTAATACTAAAGAAAATGAAAATACGTGTAAATTATCTAGAATGCATTATTTTGACGTTAGACGGGAAAGTTCTGATATAAAAATGAGTAGTATGACTTATGCTTCTCTGTCAATGAAGAGGATACATATGAAATTTGTAGATATGCACCAAACACAAATTACTCTACGCGAGATTCTTAAGATATTCGCACATTTGCTGGAAGATTATGATTATGACACAAAAATTAAACCAGTTCTAGAAGAATTTTCTAAAATTAATTTTTACGACGACGAAGAAGATGATGATATTAAATACAAAGAATATGATGAATTTTGGGATAAACAAATAAAAGAACAGATTTTTGTTATAAAAAAAGTAGATAGGTCTACTATACACAATATAATTAAATCTTTTATTAAAAAAGAATTGCGTAATCCACATATTTATTCCAAAAAAGACTTTCGTAACCATTATAAAGATTCCACAAAAGTTGATATAAAAACACTTGTTAAAACAGTTAGAGATTTTCTTGCTAAACTAAATAAATTCAGTACAGGAACAACAAATAAATATAATTTCGAATCTATTAGAAAAGATGATATTACGATATTGTTAAGTTTAGAATTTTCTGTTTGGCTGATGATAAGTAATGCTCTTGTTACTACAGATTATTATCTTTTGGGTCGTATATTTAAAGTTTTTGATTTTACAAAAAAACGTCGTTTAACAGATGAGCCTAAAAAACCTCATAACATAATCATTTATGCAGGAGATGCACACTCAGCAACCATAAGAAAATTTTTGAAAGAGCTTGAGTTTAGAGATATTTCGCATGTTAATCCAGAATCATACGTAAGTAATTGTATAAATATGCACGGTTTTCCACAACCTTTCTTTTCAAACCATAGAAAAATAAAATGGAGTGATAAATTACTCGATGAGTTCGTAGTCGACGAGAAAATAGTAGACCTAGAAAGAGCAGCTAAAGAAGCGGAAGAGGACGATCTATATGGTTGATAATATGGTAGCATTCGTAATAATGACTTGATGACTAAAATATAGTTATTTACTTAATTTTAAATAATCTTAATTTACGTTCAAACAAAAGGGTTACATTTTTTATTTCGGTATCAATATTATCAACTCTTCTCGTTTTATCAACATATATTTGAAAATTAGTATTAGATATAATCCCCATATTATGTTCAATATGATCAATGACAACAGGAGTAATTGTCGCGTTAATATTTTTTGCTATACTAAACATACCAGATCTAATATCTGATAACGCATATATATTTGAGCGTTTAAAATAATCTTTTTCTATAAAAGTTACTATACTATAACCATTCTTTATTTTTTCTTTTATTTGTGATTGAGTTGTCTTAAAACACCCACCTTTATAAACAATTATCATACCATTTTTACCATAAAATCGACGTACAACTTTTGATATTCTAACTCCGCCAAATACAACAATACATAATTTGTCACTTAATAAATTATTTGTTAAATATTCAACAAAATTTGCCGGATAATTGCATAAAAATATAGTGGGTTTATTTGGTAAAGAATGACCAGTAAATTTTACTTTAAAACACGTATAAAACAAAAATGCAGTTGATAATTTTGTTAATGCGTAATCACCAGTAAATATAATTAGAGGTAAACAGAGTGTAAAAATTAAAGGTCCTCTTATCCAATTAACAGATAATATAAAACATAATGCTATGATTTTATCTTTTTTAGTTAATTTAAAAAACCATTTTACAAACAATATTGTTAGAACAATCCATGCTTTTTCCAAATTATTCATAGATGAAAACATAAAAACAAATCTAAAAATGACACACGTGATAAGTAATATAGTAAAAAATATTATACTCATTAAAATTAATACATATATGTATTAGTTTAGATTATTATAGGTTCTGTTAATTTAGAATAATGAATTAGATTATAATTATCGTAGATTTTTTTATTAATGTTTCCACGATTTAATGTAGCTATAGAATCATATGAAATTTCTCTATGCATTATACCATTAAATATAATCGTTTTATGTATAGCAACAGCAAATGCGTCTGGTCCAGTTATTCTCAATACTTTTTCTTTAGTGGGTGTTGCAGATGAAAATGGTAAATTAAATATTGTTGGTTCTACACCACTATGTAAAGCTTCAACCATAAGATTTATCATATTTTTTAAATATAAATGACCTTTGCAAAAAATTAATAACCATTGTTCATATGTACCATATCCAAGTTCATATCTCCAATTTTCTTTAGAAAACGATTGCTTGTCTAATATACATATATCATTATCTTTTATAATATTGTCAAATAGTTTAGTATTTAAAGAAGATTTTATGTCTAAATATATACCACCTTCATTATATAATACACAATATCTAAAAAAATCAGCTAACATAGCTCCATATTTCGGATTAATTTTTTTAAAAGCTGTGTACGTTATTTCATCAAAATTGTTTTTAATATAAGAGTCTTTATCTGTATGTAATTTAAATTCAATATCAGGATTATTCAGTTTATTATTCTGTATAATTTGTTTAATTTCCGGGCATAAATCTGTTGTATTCCATGTTTGATGACAAATTTTTGGTATTTTATATTTACGTGGAAAATTATAATACATAGTTTCGAATGACTTTTTATATTTAACATATTTTAGTGAACGCAGAAGAAGAAATATACTTAAAAGTATACATATAATTAAAATGAAAATGTTTATCATTTATATGATATAAATATTTTCCTTAAACTTTTTAATAAAAGTCAGTTAGTAATCTAGAAAATAATAAAAACACATTTTGTGTTTTTATTCATACATAATTTATATAAACACTATATTAAAAAGATTCCTACAACAATCCAATTATTTTGATATAACCCTGTTTTTTTTATTGTTGAACCATCATAAACTAACTGTACCTGACAATTTTGGTCATTAACAGGATTACTTTCACAAGACACATTATCTATATGTCGACCACGTTTATCATATATTGGTATGTCTTTACGAAAAGCTTCACATTTCATCATATCACATATTGGTATACTTTTTTGAGTATACTTATCGTATTCAAATACAGTTTGAAATCTTCGTGTGAGTATTTGGTCAGATTGACGAGGAATTGATCCTTGCCAAATTATGTTCGGAAAACGAAGAATGTGTTCTTGCAAAATTGTATCAACATCGTCAATCAAACGCATAAAATTTTTTTCTAATGTGTTCATTCTAGAACTATTTGGCATTAAGATATGAATGCTTGCACGTTTGTCTATACTATTTTCAGACATATTTTTGATTTGAAGCGGTGGTGACATAAGAATTGAATTGTTATATGTTGCAATGATTTTAGAATGTCCAAATTCTTTTTCCTCTTTAAAAGAAAGGATTTCAGTTGCATTATGCTGAATTCTCCAATCCTGTCGAACCTTCTTCATTTAATTTCAAATGCAAAAATCCTTAAAAAATCAATTTAAATATTTACATACCTGATGAATAATCTTTAATACGATCATAATTCGGCGGAGGAGAAAATAAAAAAAGATAATCCAAAGAGAATTTTCTAGGAATTTTTGAAATTATTTAGAAAAAAAAATGTTTTCCTCCTCCGCCGAACTTTTCAAAACCGGAGGAGGAAAAAAATTCCAAAAATCCGGAGCGGTCAGTAAAAAAAATTCTCAACACACACAATTATTGTGTTAGGTGAGATGGATAGCGATGGTAACATTTTTATACTATTTACACAAAAAAAGGTTCATTTTACAATAATAAATCCAAAATATTTTGAAATATTTTGCATTTTTTCCAAATGATAATATTTGCTCAGCCGCTACGTATTTATTCTTAATCATAATTCGGTGGAGAAGGAGGAAATAAAAAAGATAATCCAAAGAGAATTTTCTACGAATTTTTGAAAATATTAAAAAGAAAATGAAAAACCAAAAACTTTTTTTGCTCCTTCGACTTTTGAAAACCGGAGGAGAAAAAAAATTCCAAAAATCCGGTGCGGTCAATAAAAAAAATCTCAACACACACAATTATTGTGTTAAGTGAGATGGATAGCGATGCAAAAAATACATACAATTTTGAGACTTTTAGTACCAAAATTAACACTACTTTCTCAATATTTCTCAAAAAAATGAGAAAATAAAAAATACATTTACTACTATTTTCTCTATATTTCTCAAAAAAATGAGAAATATTTAAAGATAAAATAAACACAAATAAATGAAGTGTGAATTTTGTAGTAATGATTTTTCTAACAAAAATACCTTAAATTCGCATCAAAAAACAGCAAAATATTGTTTACTGTTAAGAAATGTAGAAGCAGAGTTATATAACTGTGAACATTGTAAAAAAGGTTTTACCAAACTTTTTCATCTTCAACGTCATCAAGAAAGTTGTAAAACAATTGAAACAAATGCATTGTTAAACTTAAAATTTATAGAACAGGAAAATATTGATTTGAAAAAAAAATTACAAGATACTCAACTTGAATATGAAAATAAATTATCTCTAAAGGAAAAAATTATAAAAAAAATACGAATAGAAAATACACAAACGCTTTTAGAGAAAGATAAAATCATCGAAATACAGAAAAAAGATTTACAAGAACATAAAAGAGTTATAAATGAATTACAAGAAGAGTATAAGAAACAGATGAAAATGCAGAATAAAGATTTACAGGATCGTATGCAATCTATGGCAGAGAAGGCGATTGAGAGAACATAGCAAACAATTGTAGAGATTGAACAAAAAACCGATACTCCTGATCAATCAACTGATGAACCATATGAACTTGTTCCTCTTGAGCTTGATAATGGTTATATTATAGAAAGCAGAGAAGAAGATGGATATATCAACATTACCAACCTATGTAAAGCAGGTGGGAAAGAATTCAAAGCTTGGAATAGATTAGATAAAACAAAAGCGTTTCTTAAAGCTCTTTCTACGGCGGTGGGAATTAGCACCGCCGTACTAATTCAGTTAGGAACTGGATCAAAATTCGGTACTACTGAAGAAACAAGTGGTACTTGGGTTCATCCTCAGGTTGCTATTAATATAGCACAATGGATATCTCCTCAATTTGATGTTAAAGTATCTGCTTGGGTACTGGAAGTGATGTTGTCTGGTAAAATAGATATTACAAATACAAAAAGTTATAGAGAATTACAAGAAGATAATAAGAACAAACAACTAAAAATACAGCTAATGACAAAGAAATATGTAAAGAAACAATCTCGTATTCAGTTTGACGAGTCAAATGTAGTATATATCTTAACAACTGCTAATATGAAAAAAGAGAGACGTTATATACTTGGTAAAGCAACAAATTTAACTTCTCGTTTATCTGTATACAACAAATCAGATGAACATGAAGTAGTATATTATCAAGAATGCCCAGATGAAGAAAGAATGAGCGTGGTTGAAACACTTGTATTTTGTAAGCTAAACGAGTATAGAGAACAAGCAAACCGTGAGAGATTCTTACTTCCAGAAGCGACTAGTATTGATCTTTTTTCAGATACAATCAAACAATGTATTGCTTTTGTAAAATAAAAGTTAATGATGCTTTTATTTTTATTTACAATCTTACTCCTCTTAATTTATCTCATAATTATGATAATAAACAATATTCTCAAAAACATATATCAGATAGCTTCTTACTGATTATAGACTTGAATCATTTCTTTTAAAAAAATCTAATTCTAAAAAGGTGGAGAAAGAAAAAAAAGAGGAGAAAAATTCAAAAGATATTTTGAAATATTTTGCATTTTTTCCAAATGATTATATTCTTATGTTTTTAGTTTTGAAATTATATAAACTTTTGTATTTTTTTGGATTTAATCCAATATTAATTAAAAGTAAAGTTTATATTAAATAAATGTTCAATTGTTCATACTGTAATCATGCATTTTCTACAAAAACAAGTTTAATTTCACATCAAAAAACAGCAAAGTATTGCTTAAAAATACAAGCGTCTGAAGGAATAGACATCAAATTTTTATTCACGTGTGATTTTTGTTCTAAAATTTTGTCTCAGCAAATTGATTTAGACAGACATCAACTTAAGTGTTCTAGTAAAAAAGAAGCAGATAATAATAATAAACACGAATTTATTATTAAAGAACTAGAAAATAAATTATCTCTAAAGGAAAGGATAAGCTTATAAAAAAAATACGAATAGAAAATACACAAAAGCTTTTAGAGAAAGATAAAATCATCGAAATAAACAAAAAAAGATTTACAAGAACATAAAAGCCTTATAAAGGAATTACAAGAAGAGTATAAGAAACAGATGGAAATGCAGAATAAAGATTTACAGGATCGTATGCAATCTATGGCAGAGAAGGCAATCGCAAAACCATCTTCCTTCAATCAAATAATAAACAATCTATTGCCTATAACTACTGAACATCTTAATGATCAAGTTCAGTATTTAACTATTGATCACGTAAAGAATGGAGCAATTGGCTATGCAAAATATGCTCTAGAACATCCGTTAAAGGATAGGTTGGTATGCACTGATACTTCTAGAAAAAAAGGAAAGTATAAGGATTCAGATGGAAACATTGTTTCTGATCCAGAGATGTCAAGTATAACAAAAAAGTTATTTTTAGCTATTAAGGATCGTAACTCAGAGTTAATAACAGAATATGCAAATGATTTAAAAGTTAAACTTGACAGTTTTGGTTCTGATAATAATGAGATGACTAACGAAGAAACAGTTGAAATTAATGGAATAACAGATGATTTGATTGATCTTGTAACATCTGTTTTTTCTCAAAAAAGACAATCTAATGAAATTTCAGATGGATTAAAGCCTGAGCTTTTTCATCAATTCGTTAAAGAAATATCGACTGGTTCTTATCGTTCAAATTGAAGAAATATTATTATACAACAAAATTTAAATTCTTACATTTAAATTTTATACTAATTTTTATTAATAAAAGTCACATATTTTCTAATTAAAATTAGATTCAATAAAATATTTGCCTTTCAGCCCATTTTCTTTTTTCATTTCTTGGTAGTGAGTCAAACAGAATACGCAAAACATCATCATCTTTAGTTTTAGTTTTACTCGCTTTGAATTTATCGAAGGCGATCCATTTCCTTGGCTCAGGCAGCTTGACTTCATAAAGACATTTGGAATTATTTTTGAATATCAGTAATTGTTTCTGTAATTTTCTCGAAACGCTCTTGATAACTGTTTCTGGAATAATAACGGTTTCATCTGTACGCAAATCTTCCGAACTAATTCCAAATCTATTAATTAATTTTCCATAGTCATCTAAATGTGTTGAACGAAAATCAGACTCCACACTCTCTTTAGGTCCTAGAGGTTCATATTGATAAATGATTCCGCCAGTCCAGTCCGAAAATCTAGGAATTGTATCTATACCTTGATCACAAAATGTGTCTGTGTCTGGTGGGCATATTCTTTTATCAAACTTATCTTGGTTTCCTCTTTTTATAAATTCGGATGGATTGCAACAGCCTTTTTGAAGTCTAAATCGGTGTTTCAAAAAATCACTCCAAATCGGATACTTGAGGTATGATGGGCATTGATCTGTAGATTTATAAATGATTACAGGACAAAATATGTTTATAACGTTAATGCCCATTTTTCTCAAATTTTCTTTAAACAAGTTTGTATTATAAGTTACTCGTGTACCATTTAAGTCGCTAAACGGGAAACGTTTATCATAATCCTTATTATATGTTAGTGCATACAGTAGTGTATGTATGGCATGTAGTCTTCTGTTATTTACAGATATATATTTTTCTGCGTTTGGCATATCATCAACAACTTCGATAGCTGGTATTTGTGGTGGATTACGAAATTCAACCTCCTTATCACCACCTCTTCCTCCTTCTACACCAAAGTAACCAATGATATATAAATTAAACGCCTCATCTTCGCCTTCTTTTGTCAGTGTAAAAACCAATTTTATCTTACTGGTAATACATTTTATCTCGTTAATAGTCATATCTTGAAAATTAGAACTTATAGTTGCTTGTGAAAAAAGAATGTCTTCTATCTTGACATAAGACAGCTTGTTATTATAGTCCATTGGTTTGTTCGTTAGTTTTACCCCAGAGTTTTCAGTAACTTTTTCTTCATTGGTGTCTTTGAACATCTTTATGTCATGTGCATCAGCTTCTTTAATATAAGCTACTTTTTTATTAAGATCCGCCTGCTTGATTTCGTTTAATGGTTGTTGTTTCAGGCGCTCAGTTGTTTCGGCCCTATCCTGGGAAGAAGCCCCAGGCAAGCTGTTGGCCATATATTCCTGGGAAGAAGCCCTAGGCAAGCTGTTGGCCATATATTCCTGGGAAGAAGCCCCAGGCAAGCTGTTGAACCGCTTGATCTCATTTGGAGACATATTATTAGATATTCTGAATGGTCTAGACCTTCTGATTGAACGAGTTAGTCTATTAGGTATTTTATTACGCTTTGGCGACATATTATGTTGTCTTCTGATTGAACGAGTTAGTCGATTAGGTAATTTATTACGCTTTGGTGACATATTATGTGATTTACGATTTAGCGATCTACGATTTAGCGATCTACGATTTAGCGATCTACGATTTAGCGATCTACGATTTAGCGATCTACGATTTAGCGATCTACGATTTAGCGATCTACGATTTAGTGATCTACGTTTTGGTGTTCGACTTTTTACTGATGTACGTTTTGGTGATCTACGTTTTAGTGATCTACGTTTTAGTGATCTACGTTTTAGTGATCTACGTTTTAGTGATCTACGTTTTAGTGATCTACGTTTTAGTGATCTACGTTTTAGTGATCTACGTTTTAGTGATCTACGTTTTAGTGATCT